GCCGTGATCTGTGATTATCTCCCTTTCCTTGTACCGAGCTTATATGTTAGTCTTTCCTCATTTCCATTAGGACTTCATCAAAGAATTTCTTTGATTTATCACTAAAGAAAGATTGGACAGTTCTCTTACTTAGAGGTTCTAACAAACTATTAGAACGAAAATTAGTGTTTCTCAAAATACTAATCACCCGGGCCATAACATATTCTCTAAAATTGATAAGATTATCAAATTTTATATGAAATAAGTGTGGACCGCTCCAAGATTCGAGCGAATAGACCGGTTTTGATTTAATTAACTTGATTCACTCTTTAGAATATGAATCCCGAAGTAATTCGGAAATATGTTCTAATCGGAGGTCATCAGTTATTAAATTTAAACTGAGTAAGGCATTTACCGAGCGTTTCAGATTACTTTCCCATTCACGTACCGCCCACTTAAAATATGTGGAACGAGTGTTGTAAATGAAAGAAGCTGTTCGCACTACAGATAGCGAGTTATCCGGCAATAAATTTGCCGATAACCCTTCTCTAGTAGGTATAAATCCAAAAGGTCCTTTGATACTTCATATTATCTTATCTAAATGTTTCGGAGAAACATTAGGTACAGACTTTATGCGAGCATCAACTCAGTCTTCGTCAAGGACTCACCCTTTATTGAGTGCATCCAAGATTAGACTAGCTATTCCATTGATAGATTTTAATGAAATAACTAAATTAGCCGGAGATAATGGTGAGAATTCATGGTCGACGCTTATAAGGCGTTTAGCAAATTCGAAAGAATCGCTAGAAATTAAACTCTTAAAAGTATTAATTTCAACCCCAAGGACTTCCGTCATTACTTGATAATATTTCTTAGCAACCAAATCGGAAGCTATCACAATATCATCACCTAAAAGAGCGTAGTCAGTGAAATTTAATTCACCGACTTCATGAGCCGCATATTGAACTATAACATGATGAGTTATAGCCAACATCGCTCAAGAGCTTAACGCTCCCATAGGCTGGCCAACAGAGTACTTCAAATGAAGGTTTTCACCCTCACGAGAAGTTAGGACTCAATCTCTTCGAGTCAATAGGTTGCCCCAAGACTCTCCAAAATCCTCATCAGAGAACATATTACTTAATATGTCCTTCTGAAGTTGGATAGGGAGACGATCGGTTGCAGACGACAAATCATAGGAGTAGAAGTTGCCCTTTATTAGTCCTAGTTTCTTTCGATCTAGTAATCTAATAAGAGGTCTCTTCTGATCAAAAGTCCCATCCATAGGTACTGTTCTCAATACAGAAAACAATGCATTATGTAAAGGTCTTAAGATTGTTTGGGTAACCAAATCGGTTATCGCAAACACTCTCATCTTTCCTGCTGCTTCTTCCTTGATAGCAAGACGACCTAAGTACAGGTCGTTATTATATTTAGATGGATCCTCATATAGTGAAA